TCTGCATCAGAGCAGATCTGCTCTTCAAAACAACCCACCACTGCACCTGCAACGATAAGAAGTTCTGCCACCACTACAGCGAATACTAAACGAAAAGCCCATAGACCTCCGTTGAATTGTTTAATTGCTTTCATTTACTTCTTAGGTTCGTCTGCGTTTGCAAGTTTGATTGGTGCCTGTTCAATCCTGATTGTTTGTGCGGGTGCTGTCTGTGATGCTGCTGAGATTAACTTTTCAAGATCTCCTTTTGAGATTGCACCGGGAGCAGGTTTACCACCGTTCTTTTTATCCTTTGCCGTCTGAATCCCGAAGCTAGCTAAAACTCCTGTGAATACTGAAGCGATAAAAGTTGGATCTATATTCTTTTGTGGAAAGTTTGGGATAGCCACATAGTTCAAAGTTAAAATCCCTCCAGACCAAATCAAGATACCTAATCTGACAAAAGTTGAAAAGATTTCCATCTGTTCTTCTTTGTCTTCAGCAAGTTCTTTGATTTTGTCTAGAGGGCCTTTCTTCTTGACTTCCTCTTTCTTTATTTCTTCAGCCATAATAATACCTGATTGCGGTATTATTTATTAAAAAGGCACTCCTACTGAGGTTGAAGAAGGTGAGTCAGGTGCTGCGATAGGATTAGACGGTGCAGGTAAACTTAATCCCCCAGTAATTCCTTCCAATGCTCCACCACCTAAGTCTCCAAGACCACCCGGCATAACCGCTTCGATTATTTTACTTTTGACATTTTCGATAATCGCATCCTTGCGTATGAATACGTAACCACCAAGACCAATAACGGTGAGAGATACAACACCACTTGCAATAGCGATTCCATTTACAATTTTCTGTAACATAATTTTTGTGTATGTGTCCTATTTAGTCTTCCATCATGGTGCTCATCATGACCACAAAAAGTGTTGTTAGTATCGCTGTGCCTGAGAATATCATTATAAACATCTGTAATATTGAAATATAATTCATCCTACCTCTTGTAATTTTTGTGCGACAGTTTGTTTAGAGATGGGTGCCACATCGCTTAATCCGTTTGCATCGAACCAAGGAGCTGTTTCCCAATCGAATCCTTCTCCAAATGTATTGTCTGCATTAGCAACATACCAATGACATGCTGCGTCTGGTATGTCAACTGCACATACTGCCCAATCATCTGTCCACTGTGGAACTTGTACCCAAATCACGGGTTCTGCCTCGTAAGCATACGCTGTTTTTGATACACCAAATAACAGCACAAACACTGTTAACCAACCAAATATTCTAGGAATAAATCTGATTGATGGTGGACGCTTATACGCTTCCATAACGTCGTGATAAGATTGTGACATTAAATCGCTCATCAAATTAGTCCTGCCATTCCTGCTGCTGTGCCTATGACAACAAAAAAACCGAACTCAATCAATGAATAATATGGTGAGTAAGCTAATTTCATCATGCGAAAGCTATGTTACCTACACCTGATACGATGTAAAGTGTGACTATTGTTGTGAATAAAATGTGTTGCATTACGCTCCTTGGTATACTGGGGTCATTACACCACCACCTTCATCATCATCGTCATCATCAGAACTAAACAATAGATTGATGAAAACTAGAATTCCTATGGGATAAAAACACCATAGGACTGCTAGAAAGGGTGATATTTCGTTTGTTGCGGACAACTCTGACATTTATACGAAGCCAGGAATAATTTGTCCAGTTGTTAGGTATGCACCTAAACATGCTACGATGCCAAGCATCGCTAGTCTTCCGTTAAGTTGCTCTGCAACTTTTTTTGATTCTTTATCAGTCATTATACGAAACCGGGGATTAGTTGACCTGTGAAAGTGTAAGATGCAATTACAATAACGAATGCCATCATTGCTGCTCTACCTTGTGCTTTCACAAAAATATCATTATTGTTCATTAGAAAATGCCGGGAATGATATTTCCTGTTGTTGCGTATGCACCGACTGCTGCTACGAAACCAAGCATTGCTGCCCAACCGTTAAATCTTTCTGCTTCTGGAGTCATGAGTTTGTACCTTTTTTGAATTGTGAATTGAGTGTTGATTTTCATCTTAGAATAAACCGGGTGCTATCCATCCGAATAGTCCGTAGTTTATGGTGCCGATCACGAGACCAAGCATCGCAAGGCGACCATTGACCTTCTCAGCATATTTCCAATAGGGGTGTGAAAAATCCATTAGAATACACCGGGGATGATTTGTCCTGTTGTTGCATATGCTCCAACAAGTGCTACAAAACCAATCATAGCCCAACGACCGTTAACTTTCTCTGCGTTCTGTGGATATCCATCGTATGAGACAGACTCATCAATGTAAGGACGTGTTTCATTTGGGAACGCATTCTGGCGACCACCGCTTTCTGTTGTAACTGTCATTAGACTATATTAATTTATGTAACATAATTATATATAAAATATTAAATTTTGTCAAGTTTCTTAACATTTGGACTCGCT